ATCATGGTCAGGTTTATCTTCTAAATAAGTATAAAATTGTGCAAGAGTAAGTGAATTATCAGGTTGTATTCCTAAATTAGTATTTACAATATTATAAACATAAATATCATCATAATTATTTCCTTCATGTTTAAAAGTATTATATCTTCCTATTAGGTCTGTTTCATATGAAAAAGCTCTAGCATCAAAATCAAAATCAAATTTCTTTACTTTATAATCTCCAAAGAATAAATGCCCATCTTTATTAGAAACATGTTTAGGTATAATAGAAGTATTAGAAAGTATATTAAATTCATTTAAAGATATTTCTTGTATAATATCGTTAGTATCTGTTAATTCTAAACTAGTTTCATTATTTTCATTATCATATACCAAGCTAATTTTAGGAATTTGATCTAAAGAACTATAGTAAACAGAATACACTTTAATGTAATCAAAATTACTTGGTATATTAGTTATATTAACTATAGGAGATTTATTAATAGGAGTATCTAAAGGGTTTCCTGTATCTCCATTCTGTAATGCTACTAGTTCAGATAATCCAGATACTTTAGTTTCTGCACCATATCTATTATAAAGATTATAAGCATACTGAATTACTCCAGATTGATGTGAGCCACCATCTGAATATCCACTTACTTCAGGATCTAATAAAGTAGCTTTAGGATTTACAGATATATCATTTAAGGGTTTATTAATTAAATTTTCTTCTTTAATATTTAGAAATTTTATTTCATTAACACCATCTACCCAATATACTTTTTGAGATAAATCAGATTCATTAATACCTACTGATTCTAAAACAGTATCATAAGTAAATCCTATCGTGTCTATAAATAATAATTCAGATGTAAAACCATTACTAACTTCTTCAACCAACCATATACAATCTACTTCATCATTAGTAGTAAATACTATAAGTTTTTCATCAATCTTTTCAGTGTGGATAATATAAGGATTTATAATTGGAAAATCTACATTAAATCCATTTTCATTAACTAGTGTTTTATCGCTAGGATTAGAATTTATTGCAGGTAATTCAAATACTTCTTCATTGCCTTTAACATTAGTTACATCTCCAAATTCAGAATTAGTTATAATGCGGATATTTTTAGCATCCCAATAAAATGTAGGAGAATGTTTGCTTTTAGCAACATCTTTATTCATTTGTTGAAATGCATATTCTACTTTCTTTTGCATATTATAAATTATTTAAAGATTGTCTGTTACCTTGATTAGTAAAAAACTCTTTATGTTGTAAAGGTTTAAGTAATAATTTAGTAAAAGAATTAGTAAAGGATTCAGTTTGGTCTATAGTCATTAATTGTCCAGCAGATTGAGCAGCTCCAACATACCATGTATATTCTCTTTCAGCATGTGAAAATACCTTATCAGGAATTTTACCTAACTCCCATAAATGAGTGTAATGAGAATACTTTACATACCACTCAATAGCTTTTTCAAATTTAATATTATCTGGTATCATAGGAAATCCTTCTGCATCTGTTACTATGGCTTTGTACACCATCTTAACCATTCCAGTATCTTCTCCTAAAAATACATATCCATTATTTATACTATAGTCAACTCCCCCTTGTTTAAAATCTGGAGAACCTACTTTATGATATTGAGAATGTAAAGTATCAGTAGCATATCTCATTGCTACCCAATCACTTCCATCTAAATATAATGTTTGTATTATATAAAGTAAATCACTAGGTAATTTTCCTCTGTAATTAACAATACTTATATCACATGATTTATCTTCATAAGACATTGGAGCACCTATAAGTTTAATACATTCTCCAACATATCTAGCTAAGTCAAGGTCATTAATATTCTCCATCATTGGATTTACTAATAACTTACTTATTAATGTTTTTATTGATTTATATTGTGTATTCATATTATATAAGTATCTATGTTATATTCTTTAACTGCTTTAGTAATAAGATTATTTACTTTTCTAAATATTTCAAATGTATAAGCACTTTTATTCTTGTAGTGAGCACTGGATTTATAATATTTAATAAAAAATATATACCCATTTGTATGTTTATTAGTATATCTTATAAGTATTTTCTTTTCTTTAGCATTAGCATCCTGTTCCCATAAATTCATAGTAGACTTTATATCAACAGGGTTTCTGTTAATAATTTTACCATTTTTTACTTTAACTTCAGGCTTTAACTTCCTAAGTTCTAATATTCCTAATCTATAAGGTAATTTGAATTCATAATTTTTAAATACTATTTCTTCAATTATTAGTTGATTAAAATCTGACATAATATTTTTATATCTTTTATATTCAATACTATGTCTTTTAGATTCATATCTTTTTTTATAAAAGTTATAATAATCTCTTATACCAAATCCAGGCTTAACTTTATTTTTTTTACCTTTTCTACTGTTATTCACTAGGATTTCCTTTTAATATAGTGGCATCATCTGCACTACTATTTCTAATATCAGAAGGTAATGATTTTAAATTAGCTAACTCTTGTACTATCATATTAATAACTACATCTACCATATGAGTATTTAAAGGGTAATTAGTAATATGTAATGAATCTGGATTAAATAATTCTAAAGGACTTTCCCATATACCTCTTACAGATAAAAACTCATAATTAAGTTCTTCTCCATTATTACTTTTTACATACAAATAACCTAATTCATCTATAGTTGCATAGATAGCATCTGCTTCAAATTCATCCTGTCCTATATAAATAAATCTTCTCATAGAGACTTGATTGATAGGTTTATCCATTTTACCTAGAGTAGCTATTCTACTGATTAAATTCCTATGGTGTAATTCTATTACTTTAGGTAATGGTTTTACACTTCTTAGTAAATATTCTTCTTCAGTTGGATTAGAAATAGAATCTGAAGTGTCTACTTCTTGTGTAGGCACTACAAATAATTGTTCTAATTGATTATCAACACTTCTTTGAATTTGATTATATTGCTGTCTAATTAATACTGCTCTTTTAAGATCAACTAATTTAAGTAAATATCTATCAGTATATCTAGTATCATCTACATATTCTTTTAATTTTTCCCTAATTGCAAATATTATTTCTATTGGAGTCATATTTTATAATTTAAATACAGATTCTGATATTACTCTAGTGTTTAAATCTAGTATTTCATAAGCTACACCTGCACTAGTAGCTTCAAAGTTAGTTAATATCCAATCAGTAGTTCCCATCATAGATGGTACTGTTTTGTAACATTCTATATTTTTACAAGGAGATATTGCATATTGATGTAAATCTCCTTTTATTAATCTTATTCTATCATTTCTACCAACATTCTTTCTCTTTAAAAATGCTTCTATAAATGATTCTACTTGTGGATTAGGAAATAAAGGCAATCCTTTAAATCTATTTTCTTTATCTTTACCATGTGTAAGTACATAAGTAATATCCTCATGCTCAATAACATCCATAAAATCTGGTAACCCCACTACATTTACTTCAGGATATACTCCTTCTATATAAGCCATTAATGCTCTCTTACAAACGTAACCAAAATCTCCATCATGGTTCGCATTAAGTACTTCCCATATATTATAATTTTCAGCAGCCCCACTTTTTAATAACCTATCCATAAATATCTTATGCTCTCTGAAATAAACTTCAAAGGCTTCAGTATTATTTAAATTCTGTTTAAGCTTGTGCTTTCTACTAACAGTCATACTGTCCATACCATCTAAGGCATCTCCTAAGTCAGCTATTGTAATAGTTTTAAATGGACCATGCTCAGCTACTAAATCAAATATATGCTCTAACGTGGCATTCATTCTTAAAGCAAATTCTAATTCACTATATTCATTGTCTTGACTACCAATACTTCCTACATGTTTATCAGACATCCAAACTTTTAAATCTAAATCTCTTGTAGTAGTAGAAGGTTTTATAACATGCCCATGTTTATGTTCTCCAATTATATCTTTAAATACTTCATAATAATCTTCAGATATTACTTCTTCTTTATCATTATCAATAGGTCTTAATGACATTAACCA